CTAGTGAGATTGCAGCGCGGCTTTCACAGCCGTAAGCGAATAACGGCCTTTAATATCTTTGAATCTATGCTCTTTGGCTAACTTCTTAAATGAATGGTAGGATAAGCCCGGTATACGTTCACATAATTGCGTAATGTTAAGCAGCTCATCGCCTTGGGCTGCTAAGACTTTGGATACCGCATTTTCACAAGCTTTCTCCATCAACTGCGCTAATTCATTCGCAGGCATAGAAACAAATTTAACTTCTGTCATTCCACCCAGCCTCCCAAATCTAAATAGTTTTGACTCCACTCATTAGCGCAATCAGAAATAAATGTTTCCTTTTGCAGTTCATCCATTGCATTCCAGTCATCTTCATCAATGAATTCACTAAGAGGGTAGAAATCTTCCTGAGTGGCATTTGCAATACCAATTGCCATATGAAATCGAATTTTTAAATCTTTAAATGCTTTTTCACTCATCCCTCAGCTCCCGATTCGCTTTCCAGCTTCATTGCACCTTCTTCTGGATACTCACTTATATAAACGTAGTAACCACTGCCGCTATGAGCTTCATCAAACCAAGCAATTGTTAATTCAGTTTCTAAAAGTTCTGGATCTTTGTTTGGTGCACCAAAGTTTGCTGCTGCATATAATTGCTCACAGGTTAAGTAAATCTTTTTCTCCGGCACCGTCTGAGCTTTGGCTTTTTCTAGCCCTGCATCACGATGCTTTGCACATCTGAGCCAAGCATCCCAACGGCTATTCATGTTGCTTATTTCTTTCTGAGCAATTTCAGAAGGATTGTTTGATCTAGTCATAAACAGTTCATGCTCATGACTAAAAATAATGTCTCTTCTTCCTTTGTAATATTGGAAGGTATTTAGAAAAGCCTCTCTTTCCTTATTCAAATCTGTCATGCTGCCACCTTCAGTGTTTTTATTGCGTCATCTATAGCTTTGTTGAAGTTGCGAACATCTTGCTCTAGTGCTTCGATAGCCAAGTCTTTCGCAAACACACGAATAATGATGATCTGTAGTCCTTCTGGTAAACGTGGGTCATAGCTCACAAAGTCACACCATTCACGACGAGTACAAGCCAATTGACTAGTGATTTGAGGGATGTACTCATCTGGCACTTGCTTAGTCAGCAAGGTATTCAAATGCGTTGTAGTGTCTGGGCACTTAACTTCGATTTGACCATCTTCATTAACAAGCCCATCTGGTGAAGCCCCGAACATTTCAATGAAAGGGTGGTCAATTAAACCTGTTCCAACTACAAAGTTACCTGTCTCATTTTCATAAGCTGCAATTGCATGAGGCTCGTTGTCGATACCCCATTGCATTACTGAATTAGTTGGGATTTCCTTCTGAACGCCAGTGAGGCGCTCAGCTAGAATTGTTAAACCCAGTGCATTTAAAGCTTTACCTTTATTAGGCTTTGCATTTAAATCCTTTACACGGCTTGCTGTGACTTTGCCACAGCGTTCTGAATGCCAATCTTCACTACGCTGGAGAATGTTCATACACTTGCCCTTGTGGTTGATCAGCATGTTGTGCTGCTTCTTTCAATGACGCACTATGTTTAGTCCAGAAGTATTTTTTGCAGTCACCTTGCGGTAATTCAGCGTAGCCAGTTTGCAAAGCTTCTGTACCTTCCATGGCCAAAGCGCGCATGTTGTCTAAATGTTGCTGCTCATAAGCTTCATAACCTTGAGGAAGATCTGAACTAACGGTCTGAACGGTAGGGATATGACAATCATCAATACGACGAGCTTCGTCTTCGTCATAAATACCTGAGAATCCAAAAGCAACACGGGCACATTGAATTAAAGCCTTATGACGTAGCATCCGTTTTGGGTATTTTTTCCAAGGTTCTGAATTACCCTGACACTCGGATAAATACTCAGTCACAACAGTAGGGTGGTTGCGGTCTTTACGGAAAATCTTGCATGTGCATGATTCATCATCTTGTTCAAACTGGATGCCATCACATACAGGATTGTCATTAATAATGCGCGCCCATCCATCAATACCAACAACAGGTGTGATGCCGCCACCTTTGGCAGGGAATGCATAAATTTCTTTTGTAAAAGGGTTTAGCTTGTACTGGTTTGCAACAATTAATAGAGAGAGAAATTCATCATTTGTTGCTTTCTTAAATACTGTATTAACAAGAGTATTTGCTAACTCAGCAGGATCAACATCTTGCATATTAAAAGCTGATGCAATCTTGCTAACTTGCGACAAAACAATATTACTCATCTTCTAATCCTCAAAATTTAATAGATACGTGTGGAACTAAGCCTTTATTGATTGCTTGCAAAATCTCTTTGCTTTTTGCTTCATCAATACCCAAAGCCAATAAACCTTTAAGTGCTTCATTACAGATCTTTTTACGGTGAGCTTGGTTTGCTTGGCGCGCCTCATCTGCTTGGCGTTCAGCCTCTAGCTTTGCTGCTTGCTCAGCTTCAATACGTTTGCGTTCTGCCTCTGCTGCATGTTGTGCGCGTAATTCAGCAGCTTCTTTTTCAGCCTTTAATCGAGCTTCGCGTTGTTCTGCCTCAGCCTTTTCACGTTCTGCTTTAGCAATAGCTTCTTGCTTTTCACGTTCTACACGTTCGGCTTCTTCTTTAGCTTTACGCTCCGCTTCTAGACGGACTCTTTCAGCTGCTTCATGTGCAATACGTTCTTCGTGTTCACGTTGTAAACGTTCTTGTTCAGATTTGCGAAGACGCTCTAATTCAGCCTGTTCAGCTTCATATTTTTCACGAGCAGCTAGGGTGGTGCGTAGAAACTCCAGAGTTTCGTATTTGGCAATTTTTGCCTGTTCCTCGAATTCCTCGAAAGATGAATCAATGACAATTTCTTCAACATTTCGAATCACACCCTTTAGCCAAACACTATCTTTATCTGCAATAACGGCAGTTTTGTAGAAATTGATAGAAAGAATACTTTCTTCATGCTTCGCTACGCGGTCCTTCTCTGCCTGCTCCCAAGCATCACGTGGTGCCAAAATCTCATCGCGCAAAGAATCAAACTTCTTAACAATTGAGATTCGATCATCATCAATCACTTTGATTTGAGCTTTTTGTTCAGCTACTAATTCTCTTCCACATTTCTCAATAAGAGTTTTTGACTTACTGATTTTCAAAGCAAGCGAACCAATCGCATCACGGCCTTTCTTAGTACTTACATCTGGCACATGAGAACGAACTTCTTGAGCAATACGTTCATACAATTCATCAGTACCACCACGTTTAGCGAAAGCCGCTACAATTACGTTTTGTTCTAATACTTGTAATTCATTAACTTGTGTATTTACTGGCGCATTCATAATCTTCTCCTAATTATTTTCTACTGGTCGTTGTTCGAGTGAGTCTTTCCAGTCTTCTTTAGGCTCAGATCTATAACAAAGAACAACTTCATCAAGTTCCTTAACTAACCACTCATTGCCCCACATAAAAGGTTTAGTGGTGTAGCAACAAGTCAACCCATTTGCATCAGTTGCAGCCCAATTGGCTTCTACTGGAATGGTTGACCAATCGTATTTAGTCTCCATCACCCACCTCTCAACTCATTTCTAATTTCTGCTAATCTTTTTAACGTTTCACTTAAGTAGGCGATTTTTGTCTTAATAGAAAACTGATCACCTAGCTCTAATTGGATTTGTTCAGTACCTCGGCCCACATAACGCAAGTGAATCCAATTGCCGCCATCAGTGATGACTGTATCTTTCTCACTAGAAAGTGGGAGCAGGGCATTTACAGAATCTTTAATAAGAGCTTGAAGTCTTGATACTTCGATAATTTCAGGATGTGCATTCATGACATTCACCAT